AACGTGGTTGTAGTTGTGGTTGGCGGTAGTGACGCTATTACAACTTGTGGGGTTGGTGTTGGGGCCTGTGCATTACCCGGGCTAAACAACACTAAAACGCCTGTAATTAAGGCCATTGCGCCTGTGGTTAACTTGTGAATAATCATTTTGCTACTTCCATTTGGTAGGGGTTTCCCCATGTGCCGGTAGCCGGGCTTTTAAAAACTAGTTGTACGTGTAAAACGTCGTTGGTTTGTGGGTTTCTAAAAATTTGTACCATGGCTTTTTGCCCGGTGGCAAGCGAGGTTATAAAACACTCGTAGTTAAAAAACTGTAGTTCGTTCATGGTAAATGGCTTTCCGTCGGTAAAGAAAACCCTAGCGAACCATTGTTACGCGGTTGTGGATACCCCAAAAACCGTTTGAAATATGGTTTTTACGGCTTCCGGATTATCTGCCATAGCCGGCGATAGTTCAAAATGTAGCCAGTCCCCACCGGGTGCGCCTGAAACGGTTTTAGTTTCGTATGCTTTCCACGCTTGACGGTCACAACGCCAAGCCCTACCAAACGGGGTAGGCCAATAGTCAATAATCATTTGTACGCCAAGTTTGTTTGCATTGGCTACCACAACGTCTAAAAACGTTTTAGCGGCTTGTCTGCCTTGCGCTACGCCTTTGGTATCCATTTTGCGGTACGACAAATCCATAGCGCGGCCAGTCGAATGTGTAGACATTTGCCCGGGTTTGCCTTTAATGTCGCGCACCATAAAAGTACCGTTATTCCATAAGGCACCGTTAGACCATTTAGCGGCTTGCCTTACCCATTCCTCGGTGCCGGCGCGTTTGCCTTTTGCGGGGCCGTCGCTGTTACCTATGTAGTCGCGGCTGCCGGGTACTCCGGGTTGGGCTTTTGCCGTCATTTGCTACGGCCAAAGGCGTTATCGTTAGGGTTAACCCAACGCATAACCGGTGGAATAAGTGCAGCAATAGCGGCTTTAACGTAATCAGTTGGATTGGTTGCGCCGGTCATGTAAACGGCGATAACAGCGCCAACGACGCTACGGCCATAACTTGCCAACATTGCTTTACTATTCGCTTTCATCTTTACCGCCTTTGTCTTTGTTTTTTAAACCGTTGGACGCTAACAAACCGATTAGGCCACCTGAAAGGGTCATAAGCATAGGGTTTAGCACGCTAAATGCTTCGGCGTCGTTTGGTGCTTGCTCGAGAGGTTGCGTTACAAACAACAGGCCGTAAAGCAAAGTAAAGATAGACCCAACAAAAGCAAGCGTTAAACCAATGCCCACAATAAGAATTAAGCGGGCTTTTATTTCCTCGTTGGTGTACTTAGGCACAACGTCCCGTACCTATTTGTATGTCGCTTGTCATTGTCACGGCTTTACTACCGGCACGTTGGCAGTTAACTCTTTCACGGTCTGCACAACCCGCACAACCCCAAAAAACCACGGCTATAAACACCATGTACGCAAACAGGTAACGCCATTTCATTATGACAATGGAACAAAATCAACTTGTCGTTGAATAAATGTTTCATATTCTGCAGGTGTCATTGGGCGAACAACACCGTCAATTTGAATTTCTACTTCGCTGTGCGGATACATTGCAATTGCTTCTTCGTATGTCATCTTTTGTCCTAACTGTTTACATATCCATAAATGCGGATAGTTCCGCCGGTGAGTGTGCCAGTTTCGGGAATTATGGTAAAACCCGTATAAGACGTCGTGTCGTTCAGATATGACCCATTTATTCTTGCTCTGCCTGTTGTGAGGTTTACAATCCATGTTGATTGTGCAAAAGTGTTTTTAGTAAGAAATGGGTTTTGCAAGTCCATATTTAAGTAAAGACCATCTGCAGAACCTCTACCAAAGTTTGTAAAATTAGCGCCGTTTGCTTGTCCGATATTGTCAGACACGCCAGCAAAACTTACACCGATTGCGCCACCGTAATATCCAGAAGTTGTTGAACCAAGTTGCACTTGTAAACTTCCGTTAGCACTACCAACACCGCCAGTTATTAAGATTTTGTAAGCGTCATACGTTGCGCTAAACGCGCCAGTTACAGCCACAGAACTAACGGCAGAACCTATGGTTTGTGTTTTTACAAGTTGCAAACCGCCAGCCGCAAAATTGGCATTGAGTGAGGCTGCTGTAAGAACTTCACCGGCGGTATATGTAGTAATTGGCATAGTATTATCCTAATCTAACCAAGCACGTTGGTTGTGTCTATAGTTCCGTACAAAGCGTCATTCAAAATCAGTTCGTACACAATTACCGTAGGGGTAGTAAACAGCCGCACCCGGTGACCGTCTAAGGTTATTTCATGTTCTACACCCTCTACGCCTAATTCTTGGGCAAGTACCGTGGTTGTAAGGCCTGTTTGGAAAGTCTTTTGTATGGTTATTGTGTCGTTAATGTCAACTATGGCCACGGTGTCGCGTTGGGCGGTTGTTAGCGCGCCTAAAACGGTTTCTACGCTGTTGTAGCGCGGTTCTGGGTTACCGTTTAACAGGTACGTTGAGGCGTCGGTAAGTTCGCTATTGTCCAAAAGGCTGTTAGTTATGCTGTTTGTTTGGATAAAAAACGCGGTTTGGCTTGCTAGGTCGTTGGCTGTTGCGTTTGCCCCGCCTAGGTTTTCTATGTATACGCGGTTGGTTACGGCGTCGGCTTCAAACGTAATGCCTAGCGCGTCGTAGGGTATTTCGGTTCCGTCGTCGTGAAAGTCGGCTACTGACCCACTAAGCGTATTACCTACTCGAGGCGTAAAAGTTAAAACCCCGGCCCGTGACATGAACAGGCGGCCAAATTCTGCGGTTTGGTTTATTTGCGTTAAATAGTTTAAAGCGTTGGTACCTGCCGGGACGGTGTATGCGGCGTCGTGGCCTAGGTCTACGGTGCCTGCGTTAATGTTGCGCGCCGCACCGGTTGGGTAGTCAACTTCGGGCAGGTCTAAAACTGTTGTTATGCGTTGGCCGCTTGTTTGTACCGTTACGTTTAGTTCGTCCATATAGGTTTGCCCTAATAGGTAGAAATCGTCTGCACAATAAACGGTAACCGTGTCTATGCCGCCCAAACTAAAGTTGTAGTCATAGTTAACTACGCGCCCACGAAATAGGTACTCGGGGTTATTACTTGCGTCGTAACGCACAAAATAAACCTGCCGCAACGGTGCCAAACCCGGCAAAGCCTCGGGCGTGTTGTAATACGGCCCATTATCATCAAACGGCGAAAAAATCCCGTCCACGTCAAATATGGTAAATGTCATTGTGCCGGCTACGAATTGGTCGCCTTGGTCACGTCTGCCGCGTCGTATGTTTACTTGTGTTGTGCTTTCGGTTACGTTGGCGTAGTCGTCTGTTCCGTCAAGTACAAACGTGGTGTTATCTAATACGCCTTTTAAATAGTCGTCTAATACAAACGCGTTTACGTTAAAGCCGGTGTCAATGAAAAGGCTGTAGTTTCCGGCTTGGGTTATGGTGCTGCCGGACATTATCTAAAACCAACTATAGGTATGTCTAAAGGCCCGTTTTGGCGGGCTAGTGCGCGTAGGCCGTCTTGTGTGACGCGCCCAATTTCGGCACTTGTAGCCATGCCACCGTTAACGTTGACCGTATAGTTTTGGGTTACTCCGCGCATGGCTTTATGTTCTTGCATACTGTTTATTTGTGCGGCGGTTGGTGCAGGTGGGGTAAGGGTTTGGCCTGCGGTTATGCGCGTAAATTCAATATCGGTTTGGGCTTGGCCAAGTAAGGCTTGTAGGCGTTTTGCTGAAAGGTTAGGGTTTTTCAGTATTTCCTCATACTTTGCTAGGACGCTTTCAATACCGGAAACCAACGCTTTGCCTTGCTCGACGCCGGCAGCATAAAAACGGCTTGCGGTATCTAAACCTAGTTTGTCGGCTACACCTTGGACGGTGGCAACTAACGCGTTAACACCGTTAGGGCCTGTTACGGCGTCTTGTCCACCTGCGACTAATTCGGCTGCAATGGCCGCGCCTGCCTCTGCACCTGCGTCTAGGACGCCTTGTAAGGCTTGTTCACTTAAACCGCGTTGTAGCAATAGGTCTACGTTGTTTGCGTACTCTCTTACCCCGGCAACTTGGCCGCGTAGTCCCTCGAGGAAACCGCCGCCAGTTTCTTGGCCTGCCTCTTTAGCGTCTGCAAAATTAAAGCCTTGTTTAATGCTTTCGGATACTTTGTCGGCAAATTCACTAAAGGCGTCTTGTGCGTCTTTTAGTTGGTCTTTTGCTTCGTCTAACGCAATTTTGAGTTTGTCTTTAATGACGCCGTATAGTTCGTTAACTTGTTTTGCCGCGCCGCCTGCCTTAGTACCCAATACCTCTAGTTCCGGTGCTGTTTCTTTAACAACCTTGCCCATAGTTTCGGTGTTTTTCGCCATGAGGCTTGTAAAGTAGGCGCTGTTTTCTAGTTTCTTATCTACTAAATCTATGCCGTTAATGAATGAGTTAAACTGGCTGTTGAGTTTGTCTACGTCTATGAGGTTGTCAAACGCGGCTTTTGTGGCTTCCATGCCTTTACGGAATTGCCCGGTAGAAAAGTAGTAAACCGCTTGTAGCGACTTAACAAGTTGGTAAACGACGTTTACGGTGTTGGCTACGGCTAGTGCAATGCCTTTAAATACACCGCCGATAATTGGGCCGGCTTGTCCCATTTTGGAAAGCGCGACCTGTATACCAAACGCCAAACCTTTATCGCCAAACGCGTTAGCGACTTCCTCAATAGCGGGCGTAACCTTTTCGTTAAAAAAACGTACAACCTTAATAAACAAAGGCAAAAGCGCCATACCCAAATTGGTTTGGACGTTTTCCAATGTTGCGCTAAGTATCTTTTGTTGGTTGGCTAGGCCGCCGCTAGTGCGCGAAAAGTCGCCTTGTGCGTCGCCTGTTTGTTTGTAAATAACTTTTTGCGCGGCCAAAATTTTGGCTTGCTGACCTAATGCGCCCGACCCGGAATAAATGCCCATTTCCATTGCTTCGGCTTTTAGGGTTGCGTCATTAAGTAAAACACCGTAAGCGCGTAAAGGTTCGCTCTCGCCTCGAAGCGCGGCACCAATAGCGTTTATGGCTTGGTCAACGCTTGTGTTATTAAACGACGCCAAATCGGAAGCGAGGGTTACAAAGTCGGTAGAAAAGTCAACTAAATCTTTACCGGCTAAACCTGCGGCTTTACCAAACGTGGCGAATGTTGAGGCGGCGTTTAGCGCGGCTGTAGTTGAGAGGCCTAAAGTTCGGTTAGCGGTTTTGGCAAAGGTTTCTACTTCTTTACTTGACTGCCCGAAAATTACACCGGCTTTGCTTATTTGTTCGTTTAGGTTTGAAGCCTTTTGAACTGCTGAAAATGCGGCAGCGCCTACCGCGCCGACGGCTGCAGTAACACCGGCAATGGCAAGCCCAATACCCGGAAATTGCTTACCGAACATTCCTATTTTTTTGTTGGCAGCCGCTAACCCACTATCGCTAAACGTGGTGATAATTGGGATATTTATAGCCATTACTTGTACCTTTGTTTCAACGTGCGGTTAGTTTTCTTTTCAACGTCGTCTATAACCGACTGTACAACCTGTTGCACGGCAGGTTTGTTTTTCTCTACCGCTTTGTCAATTACTCGAGGTTGTTCACCGCCACCGTCTGCGTTTAGGTTGGTAACAAATTTGCTACTACCTCTACGCCCGGCATGGTCATAAATAGCACCGGCGGCGTCTGCCTGTTGCATAATCATAAGTTTGTAAGGCTTGGAACCAAACGGTACTTGCTCTGTGTGCGTCTGTACGCCGTCTGTAAAGCGTTTAAAATCTACGTACCGTTCCTTGCTTGCGCGTACACCAACCTTTATTTTAAAACCTTTTTGTACGGCGTCGGTTTGCCACCTAATCTCTTTGCCTTTAATGAGGCTGCCTCGACGCATACCTGATAGCGGCGCGCCTTTAACGCCCACAATGGTTGTAATCATGCTGCGGGCCTCTTGTACCATTGGCTCACCGGCACGGCTAATACGTTTTGTTACGTCGCGGCGGTAGGTCGGGTCTATTTTGTTAAGCGCCGCCAAAGCCTCTTGTACACCTTTTACCTCAAGAATTGGCTCGGCCATTACGGTTACCTTTTGTTTCGTTCGTCCAAAACTTTAGCAACCGTTAAAAGGTCTTGTGTGTCAAACACTTGCGAGTACCAATGCGGCGCCCAACCTGTTACTACTAACAATTCTGCTAGTTGTCGTCGGTAGGTGCCGCTTGGGTAGGGTTTTGGGCCTCTTGTTCCACTACCTCGACGTTTGTAACTTGTCGGC